TTATCTCGTCAGCCGGATCTTCTAGAAAGTAACTTGTCGTTGGTGTTGGTGTTGGTGTTGGTGTTGGGCCTCCTCCGCCTCCTCCTGAATCTCCAGCATCTATAAATTCATCTGCGGGATCGTTGTCAGCATTATTATAGTTGTCTCCAGTTATTACCATACTAAATCCTGTATATGAAAATCCTTCTCCATCTGAATAATCACCTTCAAAAGTATATGTTGTAGTAATAGAATCTTCTACTTCTGACCCATCTGGATTAGCGTCATAATTACCACCAATAAGCGATAATGATTGCTGTACTGGAGTTCCATCTGCGTTTGCATTTATATCACCGCCAGATATTCCAATTGTTGCAGGTTGAACTTCTCCACATGTTGTACATAATTCTCTCCATTCACCTACACCTTCGTTAGCATAATACACTTCTGTAATGTCTAATTCAGAGTTAAAAAATATCATTCCAATTGATGGATTAGCCGGCCTATTTGCAGTAACACCGGTTGGTAAATTTAAATAACCTTTAAATTCTGTATTAATATCAACATCAAAAATACCTGAACCTAATGTATTAAATTTTATATTAGAATTAACAAGAGATGTTAGATTGATATCAATACCTCTCATGTTTATACTGGACGTAGAAGCCTCTAAAGATATTTTATCTACATTTAATTTAACTGAAACATCTGGGCTTCCAAAATCATTTTGTATAGCAAACTCAGAATATATGCCATCATCACTTGATGTTATTACAAGTTTAGATGTATTTGTTCCAGTGTGCACTAGTTTTAAATAATTATCAAAGATGCCACTTTTAGCTATAGTTAATTTAGCATTAGTAGAAATATCCCCGTTTTGTAAATCTTCTATAAATAAATCATCGCCTAACCAAACAATTGGATTATATCCAAATCCATTTACTTTAGGTTTTAAAATTGCATATGTATCTGTAGTTGTAGATGAATCTGCATCTAAATCAACATTAATTGAATACCATGGACTATCAGATGTTCCTTCTTCTCCTTTTAATCCTTCTGGTCCTAGATCTCCTTTTTCTCCCTTTTGACCAGTTTCTCCTGGTAAACCCTGTGTACCCTTAAACCCCCTCGGGCCTTGTGGTCCACCACCGTGAGCCAATATTTGATCGAAATTATAGTTTATTTTTTCAAACTTAATAGAACTAGAATCGCTCGGATGTAGTATTTCTTGAATATTGATTGCCATGTTATGACTTTATTTTTAACATTGTTTTGATATCGTAAGAATATCCTCTTCTTTTACTATATATCAACCTAAAATTCATAGGCTTTTGTTTATGCTGTTTATATCTAAAATTATTATCATTAGAATATCCTCCTATTGATAATTCATCTACACTATCAACACTTATTAGGTTTGATTGTTCTCCTTTTTTCTTCTTAGAATATACAAATATAGAGTCTATGATATATTGCTTAAGTAAGTTATTTTTAACGTATAATAGTGCATCGTCTTCTATTGTTGTTTTATCACCAGCAGAATTAGAAGGTGTCACATATTTAGAAATTGAAGATAATACACCATCTTCGCTTATGATTCTTTTTAAAACGTCTGCGACATAAAAATCAATAATTATAGATTTTTCGTTTTCATATATTACTGTTTCTGTTTTATTGTTATCATTTTTTAAAATCTCATCCATGTGTTGTTGAGTTTTAACTCTATATGTAGAATATGATAAAAGAGTATAACCGTCTTTGGGTTTCATAATAGTAGAAGCCATATATGATCTTTCTTCTGAAGTATCTATAGTTCCAGGTAATCTTTCAAAACTACCACCCTTTAATGATCTAATAAAATAATTAGAATCCCAAGAAGATCTAAATACATTGACATTTTTTTTATCTATTGCTATTTCTCCAATTAACGGATATAAAGGTAATTTTTCAGTTGAAACAGAAAGCTTAGTAACACCAAGTGGGTTTAATTCATTTACTTTATGATAAAAATGATTTTTAATAACACCCCAATTAGCGTCATGTTGTTTATTATCTTGTATGAAATTTAAATTAAATGAAGTACCACATCTGTTATATTTTCTATAATAGAATTTAGCCAAGTTTAATTCTTCTACATCTACTAAACTATGTTTATATAAAAATTCTTCTAAATTCAGTTCTCTGTTATCTATTGTTGTGTGTAATCTATTAGATTTAAAATGAGTGTAAGTGTCTGTAAATGTAATTACAGGTTTTAAATTTACAGTATATTTTCCACTATGTCTAATTAAAAACGGATAATATGATGCTTCTTTGGACTCAAACAAATTAAAACCAATATTACCTTTAGATAATTTAAATGATTTAGGTTTATCATCGTCTTCTTCAACTGTAAGTGTTGCTTTTTTAGCAAATTCTTTACCGTCGAAAAATCTTAACACAAACTGATTTTCTAAAATCTGACCATCTTCTTCAACCGTGATATATTTAATTTCTTCATTATCAGTATTTAATATTTCTGTAAAATTACCAATTGATAATTTTTCTAATAATACTTGATGCATGTTAGTACCACCATTTACATATTCATATGTAGCTGTAAGCTGTATATTGTTTGGCAAATACTCTACATCTAAAAAATCTGTAGGATCATCAACATTGACTGGTTTACTAGCCACTTGTATTTGTGTTTCACTATCAATTTCTACTATAGACATTTTGTATTTAGTAGAAGATGGATCTAATGGATTTAAATCTATTAAAATATCTCCATATAAACCTTCTTCGTTTACTGCTATTTGTGTTTCATAATTAGGTAAACTACCATTAGAATGTTGAATTCCATTAATAACATAAGGTCCATTTGTATTACTCCAATCAGCTGAGTTAAAGTTAAAACTACCACCGAACGTTGTATTGGCATATACATAATCTGATTTATCAGAGTCATATACTAACTTATGCTTTATTTCATATAGCATTTTTCTATTAAAATTATCATCTATCCAAAAATCACTAATATTTAGATTTATATAAATTAAAACAAATTCATATTTTTTATTTTGGATTATTTCATACTCTATACTATTTTGCTGAACATCTGTGTCATGTTTAAGTAAAATACTAAATTTATATCCATTAAATTCTGTGTCTTTAACAAAATCTAATGTGTTTTCTAATGATTTTCTTTTTCTAAATTCTACATTAATACCCTTAAATATAGTGTTCGCAAACGATATCTCACTTCCATCATTAATTAAAGAATATTTCTTTTTTAATTCAGTTTTAAAGAATGTATTAATTTCACCCTTTAATCTGGTTAAATCATCTATTCCTATATTTGGATCTATTTCTCTAAAGTCTTCCGTATTTAGTGTTTTTTCAAAACCATCAGAAATCATAAACCTATCAAAATAATTAAAATTAGTAGATTTAAACAACTCCGGTGTTAATTCAAAACCTTCTATAAAATTAATATAACTAAAAGTATCGTTAAGTTCGTTATACTTAATGTACTTTGGCACTTTATCCATGTAGAACCATTCATGTGTCATGTTATCTCTACTTCTTTCTTCAACTTGTAGATCTGGAGAAAAATTAGTTACACCAAAAGCTTCGTTGGCATTTAAAAAATAAGGTTTTTCCCTAACAGTGACACTATCTTTGAGTACCCACTTATTAATATTAGGTACTATTCTAGAATTAATTGCATATTCTTTTGTATAATTTTCTTGTAGTCTATCATATTCTGAAGTTATGTTAGTAGGTGATTCTTCTTCCGAAGATTCTTCTTTTAAAACCGGAGACAAGTTAGTAAAATAATTTAAAGGTTCTAATCCAAAATCATCATTTACTATAGTACTTGCATCTAACTCAGTAGTAGCCTGGCCTGTAATTGGATCTATAGAATTAATTGCATTTTCATATGGTTCATATAACATTCTCTCTCTAGTTTCTAAATTGAGTTCTTTTAATTCAGAGTTAGAAGTATCATAAAAATCAAAATCCATATCATAAATATCATATGATGAAAATAAACCAATATTAACCGATTGTTCATTGAACACAGTTGCATCTCCATTAGATATTGTATTCTTATCTTTCAATATTATCTTAGAATATTCAGAAGATGGTGTTTCTATATCTTCTACAATGTCGATTACTTGGTTATATGTATTTCTATATCCAGTTTCTATATAATCACCTATATTAATTTGACTCACTGTTTCGTTACTAACAAAAACTGATTTTTCAGCAGAGTTACCGCCGCTTAAATAATGTGCCTTCCAAGAATCTAAAATTACTAAATTATCAATTTCTGTCCATGATTCTCTTTTTCTTAAAGCTAATTTTTCACCGTCAATGTCTACATTTTCAGTGTATATAAAATTAGAAACGTTTGATCTTTTTATTAAAAAAGATTGTTGCAATAATCTGTAACCAGGAATATCATTCTTTATATAAACTGAAGACCCTACACTCCATGCACTGAACTTATTTTCTCTATAGTTATTAATCACATTGGCAATAGCGGCTGCAATTTGACTTAATGTTCCTTGGTTTGAAAATTCTTTACCTTCTATTTTACCAGCTTCAAGATCATATGTTGCTCTAAATGTATTATTAGATAATTGTACATTAGATTGTATTTTATCGATTCTAACTATATTAGAAAGTGCTCCAGTTAAATTCATATCTAACTCGCCTAAATTGGCTTTTTTCTCAGTTAAATAAAATATCTCTCTATCGTCTTCTATATCTAATATTAAAAAATTACTTATATAATCTGGTTCTACGCCAGGAATAGGGTCTCCATTTTCATCTATTGCATAAAACACTTCGTTTAATGCATTTTTAGTTAATTCCCAAGTTGCTCCCACATTAAACGACATACTATATTCTTTAGTACCATCTGTCATGTTTATGGTTAGTTCTTCACCCGCAGTTCTTTTAATAAAAAGAAAAGAGTAAGCCTCTTCCCTAGAATCAACAATTGCAAATGAATCATTAGTTTCCGGAGATTCAATGATTTCTAACTTAATAAAATCATATCCTGAGTTTTCATTATTTAATATGTCTATCGTTTTATTAACACTTCTAATACCTATTTTATCAGCAATATCATCCTTATCTGTAGATATCAATACTTCTTTATTGGTGTTATCGTAATATCCTTTATTGGATATTTTGTAATATGAATCCGCCACATTAACATAACCCAAAGTAGGTGTAGATAATAATAATTTATTAGGTGGAATTGCCGAAGAACTGTTATTTACATCAATATATGAGTTTAAATTTTGAAATGTAATAATGTTTCTGTCTATTTTAGCTATTTCACCAGATCCTGAATCTATGTCATCTACATATAATCCAAAATATCTATTGATAGAATAATCACTAGCGCTATCATCTTCAAATAAAAACTCTAAATTAATTAAATTAGCACAAGCTATATTATTTCTTTTAAAACCATCTGTTATTAAATCATTAGATTCTATTAGAGTTTTATCTTTTAATATAAAATCTCTGTATAAGAACTCGCCTTTACTTGTAAATCCTCCCTTTTTTAAATCTATGCCATTAAAGAAAGACTGTTCCTCTTTTTCAAACGAAAACGTTAAAGGAGATTTAGGGAATTTCTCTTGTTGAACATGTGTTCTTAAGTATTTACCTATGTTTGAGTTTTCAGATAAATCAAATGTTTTCACTATTTGTGAATTTTTGACAATCTCATTGATCATTGCAATTTTGTCGTTGCCACTATCTTTGAAATTTGTAGATCCGTTTGGATCTGAAGTTCTAAATATAACAAACTTTTTAGGTAGATTTTCATCTAACCATATAGGTGCAAATATTCTTAAGCTTTCAGAATGTAGTTTAGAATAATTATATGTTGTACCGTAATGATAATCTTCTTCTATTTGTTTGTTATATGAATCTAAAACCGCAGTATCAGAATTCTTTCTTTTAGTAGCAAATATAACTTCATTTGTAGTAGGATTATTCTTAAAAAATTTAGAAACATCATACGAATATTCACCATCTGCTGACACTGGAAACTTTTTGTATTTAACATCACTTAATGTTTTATCAGCGTCTATACTTTCCAAATATAAAATATCTCTAGAATTAACCACTAGCTTTACGTTTGTTGATAACTTAGGATTTGTTCTTAATAAAGGTTTAGAGACATTATCTAAATTATAGTTAGTTTCTATATCAAAGTTTGGACCATTATTAGTAGACATAAAATCTAATAAAATTGGAAATTGATATGTAGATATGCCTTCGTTGTCTGAATCTGAAAAATCGTTAGCACATAATTCACACTTAGTCTGTGACGTGCTACTAGATTGGGTACTAGAGTCGTATATTTTAATAACACTTTCGCTAGTTAAACCCAATTCTCTTGAATCAATCTCAATGAGTCTATATTTACCAAATGTGTCATATGGTAAATTAGCATTTGATTTTAGTTTATTTACAGCATCTGTTGAATTTTCAGCAACGATTTTGTGTTTATACTGTAAACAATTAATAGCTGGACTACTAAAACACCAATTAGGTAAACCAGATGTAGATTCTATAAAATCTTTTATATGTGAAGTACTATCTTCGCTATCTTCATGTAATCCATCAATAACATATACTGGCCAATACCAATCTGTGTCATCTAATAAAGGCTCACATGCTAAAAATGCGTAATACGTGTTTTTATCTAGTAAGTTTCCAGGATTAGCAGGTATTAAAAATTCGCTATCCGTAATAATTGTAGTGTCATCAAATTCACATTGACCATACGTCGCTAATGTGTTTTCTGCCAACATGTAGCTTCCAGAACTAGGGTTAAACCCATACCATCTATAATTAGAGCCATCTCCGTCGTTTTCCCAAACTAAATATGATGTTTCATTTCCAATAGTATTGCTTTCAAATAAAAGAGAAATGTCTTCATATGTTGCCCCTCCTTCTGTAGTATAAATAGCTCTACCGTTTTGTGCTATTTGTTCCAAGTTCCATGCGGGTTGAATACCACCTCCAGGTAAATTTACCTCGTCTTCACTAGCTCTATACCAAACATCAACTGGTGTTTTTGTTCCTGTACAGTATTCCCATTCGCTTGCGCTACCGTTTGCCGAAACAAGAGTCACTCCGGAAACTTTTCTTGTAATATAAACGACAGGTATGGGACATGCAAATAAGTAAGATTGATTTTCTATGTTATATTGCCAGTTGTTAGTAGCACCAGTCTTCGCGTATGTGCTTTCTATTGTGTTGGCATATATACCAGCAGGAATTAAACCTATTAATTCATCATTTAAACCAGCTGCATAATCATTTAAAGCCGCTTGAGATGAAAATATTTTAAAGGTAGGATCAATTGAAGCCAGTGTTGTTAATTGTTCTATAGTTGCATTCGCAGGCAATCCATTGTTTGGATCAGGTATTGTTAACCCGTTTCCATTTTCATCTAAATTTATATCTTGTCCAGTTCCATTCCATATATAATATACAGTAATATTCTCCGTTAAATTATTACAGTATTGTGTATCTCCGCTACCATATATTAAATCTGTACTTGTCGCAACTAATGGTGCACTACAAGGAACAACACTGTTAATTATACCAGCTGGAGATATACCTAATATTTTAGGCGCATCGTTCTCATTAATTTCTACAGAAATAAGAGGTACACTTGTATTTGTAGTAACAGGAGTGGTTAAATCTATATCTACGTATACTGTTTGTCCTTGTGCAATATCGTCTATTGTTGACACAACCAAAGAGCTCATATAATATGTAAACTCTCTTTCCAGTTCACATACGGTGCTCGTTGAGCCGTCAAACGCAGTTCCATATATTTCTACATATGCTAATTCTAAAACCAGTACATTAACAATCTGTTCTGCGGTATCTTGTCCATCTGAAACAACAACAGTAAATGTATCTTGTCCATCGAATGTAGAATCTGGCGTATACGTATATGAATTACCAGTAATAGTAATGGTTCCATCGTTTGTAGTGGTGTTACCGCCACTTACTGAATATGTCAATGTACTAGGACTAGAACTATTTGCCTGATTATCTGGATCATTAGCAATTACATCAAAAGAATATGAGTTTAATTGATTACATGTTCCGTTTGCAAAACTAGCGCCATTTGTAATGACTGGCGGAACATTAGGTATTGCACTTATGTTAAATGTAATTTGACCAGTATCTGTTTGTCCATTGGCCGATACTGTATATGTTACTACATCAGATTGATTAAATACACCTGCATTTGGCATATATGTTGCATCTAGACCACTGGCCGATTGAACTGCAGTAATAGTACCATATGTTGGTGCTGTATCTATTGTTACTTGATATGTTGTTGCGCCCGTAACATCGTATGAAAATGGAGTTAGTGTTTCATATGGTACAGGTACTGTTTGATTATCGTTGGCAGATGGAGCTAAAAGTGCACTAGTATCATTTATTACGATTGATGCACTAGCCTCTGAAGTAGGCCACTGTGTGCCACCTTCATCAAAAAACGATATTGTTAATGTTTCATCACCTTCCAATATAGAATTATCTGCAGTGACATTTATCACCAACACATATTCACCATTACTATCTAAAGAAAATGTATTAGTAATAGGCACATTAATGTCAGCACTATCGACACCCGTTATTTCATATGAAAATGGTCCAGTGCTTGCTGTTGTTGCGCTAAATGTAGCAGTAAAAGAACTGCCTTCATCCACGCTACTTGACGGGTCTAAAACGACACTATATGTTGCCGCCGAAACTATTACTGTTTTTTGATCGTTGTCTGCTTCATTTCCTTCTTCGTCTGTTGCTGTATATGTAATAGTATGAGTTCCCGGTACACTAGTATCAATAGTTGAAGGATTTACAGTAGTTGTAATATCTGCTACATCACTAACAATATCTTCTACTACAATACCATCATCAATGTACGTTTCACCTACAAGAAGGTTTACAGTTAATGGACCGACTATTGTTATCTCCGGAGGTGTAGTATCTATTACTATAACATCCATTGACGCAACAAGATTATTATAGCCATCGTTAATACTGTATTCGATCGGATAAGTCCCAAGAACATTCATAATAACACCTGAAGTATCTATATCGGTTGCTGGATTTTGATCTTCGTTTGCTACTTGACCTGCAACAATGTCATCTGTTCCCCATGCATCATCTGTATATTCTTCTGAAGGAGCGGCATTAAAAACAGTTCCTGCAACCTCAGCTTCAACCTCTATAAAACTTTGTGATAGTGTTATTGAGGGCATTTGATTGGCGTATACATCTGATACAACACCCACTCCAGAAACTTTAAAAGATTGTGCTAGATTGTTTTCGGGGTAGAAGTTACTACCTCCATCAAACACAGTAGTAAGATCCTCATCTACAAATAATACAGTAGTATTACCAAATGTGGTTGCACTATCATACCAAAGCTCTAGAGCCTGAACACTACTTTCATCAATAGGTTCGTTTTTTAAAGCAAGGATAGCAGTACTAAATCCTGTGTTTATTATGTGAATATTTGTTGCCATTTAATCAATAAATCTTATTATACAGAGAAATTCTCTAGTTATATATCTAAGATTTTTTATCTGATTAATCTAGCTGCTCTGATAGAGTTTAAACTTTTACCTTTAGATCTGTACTTAGCAAAAACTTCTAAGTCAAAAGAGAATTGTTCATCATATTTATCAAAAATATCTAATCCGATTTTCTTAGTATATGTTAGGTTAGGGAAAGTTAATTTAGCCTGTCCTCCAATTCTACCCCTATCACTAAGAGCTGAATTACCATAATAATCTGTCATTCTGTATTGAAACACAACATCTATAGATAATCCATTAGAATTATCTTGTGATGCGATTTTACCCTTTATTCTTTTTCTACTTTGCTTGGTATCACCATCAACTGAAAGCGTATTTAAGTTAATTGGAGAAAGATATAAGAAAGAACCTACAGATTTACCTCCCAGTAAAAATTGATCATTTGCATCAAACGACATTTTAAAAGATCTTTGGTTTTCTGTGGCAAGATTAACTCCATTTTGATCGAAATTTCTATAACCTAATTGTTTCTTAGCTTGGATTGAATTTGTAGCTGTTGTAAAGAAGCTACCTCCAATTGGATTTGTTGCCCATGGCGTAGTAAACCAAAATGAAGTTCCAGTAGCATATGTTGCAGAAATAGGCATGGTGTATAATGCATTATTAACGACAGCTTGTAAAGTTGCTTTTTGTTCAGTATCGGTTACACTTCCTGCGTTGTTCGCATTTTCAGCCGCATCGCTATATATGTTTTCTAAATCTGGATGATCTTTGTGTAAATAAATACCATTGTTGTAAGCAATTGCTCCAATCGCACCTATATTACAGACATCGATTACATCATTGTCGAAATCACCTGAAAGATCACTTGTTGCTGTTGAAGATGCATCTCTTCCAAATGTTCCAGCCCATATAAAATTAGTTGAACCTGCATTACCGCTTACATTTAATAAATTGCCTGAGAAAGATGTGCTTCCAAATTGTGCGTAATCTAAAACATGTTCATAACTTTCTAGTTTTAAAGTGTCATTTGCACCACCTATTAATGGCTCAGTACAGTACAAAGGATATCTGTTTGCGATATCCATATATCTAGAATATAGAAATTGTCCTCTTCTTTGAACACATTGATAAGGAGCTTCGTCTAAATTTGATAGACTTGAAATTTGATTTCCAGAAAGATTTTGATATTGAATAGGTGCGATATCGTATCTTCCTTCAGATGTGTAATATAAATCAGAACTTATTTTACTATCAGTATTACCTATACCTTGATCATTGTTTAGTATACCGAAGAAGTTTGTAGGAACTGCATCACCAGAAGCTGATGATCTATATGCTGGCTCGTTTCTATTACCAGTCAATCTAGATATTAATTCAAGTTTAGTTGCTTTAGTGTTTTCTAATATTAACTTGTATGTTTTTGTTACGATATGTCCTTTTTTGATTGAAAGTTCTGCAACTTCATCTACATAATAACCAGCGAATATTTGATTAGTAGTATCTTTTTTGATTATTGTTACAGTTCCGTCCTCATCTTGAAGCTTAACTATAAGTTCACCAACTTCAACTTCAACTGTACCTTTAAGTGCAGTTATTTGTGCCTCTAACTCTGCTAATTTATCATATATAGATATTGGTTTTTGTTCAGGAGATAAAAATCCTGAAGCAAGTCCAGTTGCAGTGTGCGCCCAATATTTTTCATTGGCACTAAATGCATCGTCGATATGACTATACACACCTTTAGAAGCTAATTCTTCTGCAATTTTTACTTTAGCTAATTCTGCCGTATTTTGTTGAACTAAATTATCTAAATCAGTTGTGTCTATTTCAGCTTCAGGAAAATCTATAGTAATAGGCTCTGACCAATCTGATTCTATAGCATTGGAAGGATAACCAGCTTCAGAAATAGATTTTACTCTAATTTCTACTAATTCACCCTCTCTAATAGGAATATCTAATTGGTTGAAGTTGATAGCTTGTCCGTCTTCTACTTTACTTTCTTGCCACCTAAACTTACCCGTAATTTTATCCCTTTTTCTATCTCTTACTTTAGTTGTTTTTTCATTCCAGTTAGAAAACACAGCCGTTTTTTCACGAGTACCTTCTGTAAACGGGAGCTGAGCAACATCTGCTGCTTCTCCACTAGTAGAAAGGTATCTATATTGAATGATAAATTTAACAATTTTCTGATCCGCAGTGTCAGCTACTTTTTTAGCAGTTGGAACATTCCAAAAACCACGAACTCTGTATTTAGGTTTTATTTTTACAGCAGAAGAGCCAGAAGCCAATGATTGGATCTGATTTACGACACTGTTGTATAAATTAGTTTCATTAGTTCTTTCTTGTATTAAAGATCCTAATTCATTTTTATCTTTATCACGCTGAACACTAGATTCATATTTCTTAGTTGAAGTTTCTGTTCTCTTTTTAGAAATCGTTTCATCTAATTTTTTAATATTTGCTTCAACCGCTGTTTTATCAGAAGAAAACTTTTTAATTTTTGTTTTAACATTATTACCACTTAAATGTCTGTTAATTTGAACAACTTTAAAATTAGAAGAAGATAATTCCGGGGCATCTGGTGTAACACCAACTGTAGCTGGTGGAATAGAATCTTCTTTTAATGCTTTTACAAATTGTCCAAAATCAGCGACTTCGTCCTTGTAATAATCATCTAATCTAATTAAACTGCCATCTTCTTGTAGGATTGTTAATTCATTGGTGTATAAGCCATATCCTGGTGACCAATTTTCAGCCAATATCTTAGAGTCGGGATCAATTGCTTTAAAGAATACTAATATTCTCTCGTTAAAGCCAACGTTGACTTCTATGTTTAAATTTTTATCAGCAGGTTTGTAAATTGAAAATTGATTTACACCTATACTTACAGATTCATATCCTTCTATTAATTCAAGCTCTACTTGATTGGCAGAACCGTCTACTTTTGTTATTTTATATCTTGTGTTTTTTGACCCTCCGTTAATAGTAAGCTCATCGCCAGTTTTTATTAATTCAGTATCATTTAGTTCTTTCTTAGAATCACTATATGTTAGTTTATCTAAAGTATATCTTTTAATAGATTTTTTAATTGTCTGCTCATCTTTGAGCACGTCTCTTTTAGCTGTGGTTATTTTAAGTACATCAAATTTACCAATATATTGTGGACTTCTATAAGGCATGTCTCTAACTTCCTCATCTAAAATATATGTTAAATTATTATTTGTAATATCTCTAACAGCTTGGAGATAATTTACATTTTCTTTGTTTTTAAAATTATTATTAAAATAATTAACAGTAAGCTCGTTTGTAGAATCAAATATAATTCTCTTAACTAAAACTCTTTCAGTGTCATTTGGTATTTGACCACCCACTGATATTGATGTTTTTAATAAAGGATTTAAGAAATCTTCGAAGAAATAATTAGATTTTGTTGTAAACGTGGTAGGTCTTATTACACTTTTTATATCACTCGCAGGTGCTTTTAAACTCGTAGTAACTATCTTTTGGTAAGATCCATCTGGTAATTTTATCTTAGTGCTTCCTTGTCCCAAACCTGTCATCGCCTTGAGATTATTACCTAACCTAGCTAACTCAGCATTCATATATCCAAACGAAGGTACAGTAACTGTTTTAGTACCGTCCTCTGTTAAGATCTCTAAAGGAATGTTTTTTTCAGTAGTAGTTACAGCTTCATTAATTCTTTCAAATGTCCTAAGAGCATTTGTGTTAATTTCTAGAAGTCTAGTTAGCGTGTTTGAAATCGAGTTGTTTGTATTCATCTTATCTTAAAATGTCATATTCAAACGCATATGAGACAGGGTCTATACAGACAATCTCGATATACGGTTTATTTGTAATTAATTGTGTTGTGTCAATATCTGCTATGCTTTGTGTAAACCCAGAAGTTGATCCAGTCCAAATTTTAATATTATGTCCCGACATATCAATTACATCAAAAGAAATTTTTAAAACTTGACCAGCTTCCCAAGAATTTACTTTGTCATCTATGTATATATTCAGATCACTATTAGGGCTTCCATCTAAAATTGATTTTAAACTTAATCTATTGGAGTATGATAACAAACTACTCCATAATGCATATTTGTCAGCTCCTTCTCCATCGATAGCAACATCAAATTGCAAAGTAGATGAAAGTTTAGTTGCTATTGCCTCTCCAGCAATATTCCATAAATAAATTTCATTCATAGAATAACCCTCAACTTCGTTATTGATTTTTATTTTATTAGGAATAGACTTGTCAACACTAGTTCCTTTTCCATTAAAAATAACATCTGTATTGTATTGTAGTTCTACTGGAATTGTACCGTCTATTAGTTGATTTATCTTAGCATGTGCTTTAGTAATTAATGCTAAAAGCGCATCAGAATCTGCTAATTGTATAGAAGCTGCCTCGAATTGAGACTCTAATAAATCTAATTTAGAAGATAATGTTGATGCGTCTTTGGAGGAAAATACTATATTTTCAATACCATCTAATCTTTCTACTATTTTACTATATCTTTTATTAGCTTGTAACATTACTTCAGCCGCATTCTCTAGGGCCGTAGTTGTGTCCATGAATAAATCCATAGAAAATGTAGTAAAATCATTTACACTAGTTTCAACACCCACATTATCGAGTGATGAATTAAACTTAAGATTTAATTTTAGTGAAAACGCATTACCATTTAAACCTGTTACTTCATTGGGTTTAAATTTAATTTGCTCGTGAATTTTAGTACCAGGTCCATATGTGTCTAATATATCATCTAAAATTAAAATTCCATATAAATTAGTTGCTCTATTTGCTGGCACAGATTTACTATATATGTCATAATAAACTAAAACAGCATTAAAATTAAATCTTTGTCCTTTTTTAGCAAAATCTAAAAGAGTTTTAACTTTACTATCATTGTTTATTTCTTCATATGAAGCTGGATCCCAATCAATTTGAACACTATTTGTAGCATTAGTTTGCACATCATAATATGCTCCACTATCTAATGTGTAATTATCAACAACTGCATTTAAATTAATATTTGGATCTGGGTGATTTTGACCTGTTCTTCCTTCTACGTAATCTTCAGCATATATTTTAGTAGCAGAACTATTATACTCTGTTGGTCTAAATAAAACAGTAGGTGTATAACCAACTGATGTTGGCACATTGACATATACTTCGTGATATGTATTTCCTTGATAATTAACGTCGTTTTCAGCATCAATACTACCTAGGTACTTTACAACTCTATCGTAATTTGTCCCACTTAATATTCCATTGCTTTTTTCAGCATAATTACCTAATGTACTTTGATTTGAATCAGTTGCTCTAAAATCAATTGCACCTAACGAAGACAACCACTTAAAGAAAATCTTTTCAGCGTCTGATTGTAGAATAATTGGATCATAATCATCGTCATTCAATAAAAGCTCTTCCATATTAAGAGCATAATTTTGAAAGGTTTGTGCAAAATCAACATTAGGCATACCAGCTACATAATCTTGACCTGAAGTTTGTTTTAAATTAAGTTCAAAGTCAATAGTATTAGAGCCATTTACAGATTGTGTAAAGTCTGGTAGATCCAATAATGCGAATTTACTAAACTCAAAGTTTAAATCAGAACTGTTAAAGGCTCTAGTCATATCTTTCGCTGAAGACGCGAATGCATACATAGTGCCACCTTGTGGCTGTGGTATTCTAACTAGAGGTGTTGCCATTTGTTAATTTTTATTTGTTTAAGCGATTGTACACGCGTGTGATGCAATAATGTACCATACGTCGTTAAAACATCTTAAGGTTATAGTAGAGTTTGCTGCGTCTAATTTAATAGAAGAAGCACCTATTGAGGCGCCTGCTTGTGGCACTACATCTAAAATAGATGCACTTGTGCTAATTAGCGTTAATTCTTGACCATCTTCTGCAGTTGGTAAATTGAATGAACTTTCTATAAAATAAGTAATTGCAGTAATTGCTGAAGGAGCCGAAACTGTAGTTGGAATAGCCAAAGAACCTGCAACTCCACTTTTAACTAAAGTACCACCTAATGTGATCTTATTAGAAAATGAAGCATTAGTTAATGCTTGTATTCCACCTGTTGATTCTACCTTAAACAAATTTGTCGTCCCACTAGAAACCGTCAATGATGTTGTTTCAACGCTAGAAACTCCTGTTAACGCCAACGTAGTTGGATTTAATAGAGCCATAACTGAAGCTAATTCATCATTTAGTAACTCAAAGTTAGTATTGATAGTTGGTCTAGATGCTGAAACTGAATCAGTTCCTAAAATTTCAATAATGTTTGCCATTTTTTATTTATTTATTTTACTTTTAACATATTACGTTTTACAACGTTTTTATTACCATATGTATCTTCCGTTTCCAGCTCAATAGAATAAGATCCTGGTTGCTGGAATATGTAAGTAAGCCACATATTATTATAGTATATATCCGTTATTTCTGGATTACTTATATTTTTTATTTTCCAAATCGGTTTACTTGATCCTGGAAATTTAGAAATGTCAGTAGAAATAGTTAAGTGCGTAGACCTTTCTACTTCTGCGTAGTCTTTAAATACTCTGGTGTCATCCCATGTTGGATTATAGTGTTGACAATGTATTTCACCAGATATAGAGTTGTCTGTGTTAGTCACAGTTTCAAAATCATATGTTTTTGAATATTCTTTCCCAACTGCTAATAAAAATCTAAATACGTCTCCAGAAACCGGTACATTATCAATATCTTCAAATACTGGATTGTAATTAAATTTACTTATTATAGGATCTGTACTTGTATTTAATTCCTCTGCTATTGTATTCCATCCATTTAAATCTAATACATTAGTCGGAGTAGGACTTGTTATTACATGTTCACCTGTTTCTATTTCAAGTGTTTTAGGATTTTTATGAGAAATAAAAAGAGTATGACCTTGTTCTATATTATTTATTTTAAAACTAGAAGTCAAATCAGGACCAACTCTCATTGCATCCCACCAATTGTGCTCCGTGTCTTTCCATCTAAACGAACATTCTCCCCACTGATATGGTCCAGTTGTTTCAGAAAAACCACTTTCAGAATATATGTCAACGTATCGTCTTACTGTTGAGAATCTAAGTCCTTGATCTTCTTCAAAATGCACATAGTTAGCTCTGTCTAAGGTCAAATAGTAAGTAGATATATTGTCTTCTATTTTAGTTTGATTATCTTGAGGTACATCCCAATAACCTCCTGATTTATTCCACGTGTTGTTCTTTTGATTCCACTCGTTTTTCTCTAACCACTTATAGATTCCATATATCTCTAGTTCTTTTAATTGAACCTCAATAAGATTTTTAGTTCTATAATAAGACCTATGTCCAAACAAATCATATGTTCTCATTTCTACATCATATGAATCTGCATATGGAAGAGTTATTGGAAAAGAAATAAAATCATCAATCGGACCTCTAAATGTTTGATTATACCCTCTTTTTTTAGAAGTAATTACCCATTCTATTTCATAAACCCAAGATTTCCACCAGTTTTCCCAAGTAATACCTGAATGAATTTGTTCTAAGCCGTTTGGTATTGGATCTAAGCCTTGACCAAATCCAGTTGTATCTTCCCATGTAAACTTAGCATCTTCCCATAAACTATCAAAACTATCTCTACCGTCCAATGTTATAGGACACCCAATAGGAATACCTTCGTTGTATGAGTGTAATTCTCTATTGTAATAAGTATTGTAAAATTCTTTATAGATTTCTTTTAGTTCAACAAGTTGTTCTGAACTTAAATTGTCCTCTTCTCCAAATTTCATATTTAAAAAAGTGTCATAATTGCTAGTTAAATCATCTTGATCTAACATAGTTTTTAACACGAGAGACGTATCTTCAATAAATAAATTTCTATTTTCTGGTAAAACTTTAAATTTTATATCGTGGCCTTCACTAAAATAACTAATAGGATTTTGATTATTCCATACATTTAAATTTCGTTGTGTAAAATAATCACCTTCTGCAGTAATATCTATTATTTTAGCCTTTAGAGGCATGTATTCTTTTTGAAGTTTATTCTTTAAACCATATAGTTTAATTAAAATTTCTTCAGGTGTATAGTCAAATGTTTCGGTTACATTAGGAATATCCCACTGGTCAAATGTTCCATTAGGTTCGTTTAATGTATAAACTAAACTAAACTTACTGGTTTTTTTCATAGTATTAGAAGGTAGCTTAAACTTAAGCCTTTTTCTAATAGATTCTCCTCTTTTTGATGAATTAGCAACCGGAACTGCGAACAGTTTACCGAAATTTTTATTTTTATTGTCTATATTTAACCAATACTCTTTAAGAGTTAACTTACTATATCCATAAAAATCTATTGCATTTAATACAGCTTTATATGTACCAACAAATGGTTTTATATTGTGTAATTCTAAAAGTAATTCTTTTCTTTTGGCATTTAATAATATAAAATCAGGTGACATTTCACTAATATCATGCGATTTAAATAACATAAAATCACTATCTTCTAAAGCTGCACCAAAATTTCTTAATAAAATTTTAAGTCTTTCATCTTCGCCTACTGTTTCTCCATAAAAAACAATATTGGCTATTAGTCTTTTACTAGCATCTGGTCCAATTTCAGTTATTAATAAAGTTCTTCTATGGTGAGTATCATCGTTTGAATTAATAGCAATGTTTATTTGAATTGCAACATTGTTTTTGTCATTGATAACTTTTACACCATCGTCATTTGTAGAATCTACGACAGAGTTATCTATTAGCTCATGATATTGTTCTTTATATTCTTTAATAACGGGTTGATTTCCTTCGTCATCAATACCAAACATTATTATATCTGTTGAATGAGAATTATCACCGTTTACCTTTTTTTGTATAGTGTCCTCCCATTCAAATTGAAAACCATATGACCAAGATGCGTCTCCAACCGGTGCGTTAATCAAAGGATCACCGTTAAAAATACACTCTTCAACAATAAACATGTTGATAGTTTCATATAATCCAACCGAAACTTCAGGTAAAAATACAACACCATTCCATATTCCATTTGAATCTTGTTCTAAATTCAAATCATAATCTAGCCCTTTAAAAAATCTTAAATTTTTATACATTATCTAGTTGAATTGTCGTCTTTTTTAACTGTAAAGTTTTTAAATCTTTTTAAATGTCTAACACTTCCCAATAATACTTTAATGGTGTCGTCTATAAACATCATAAAATTATACAATATGTCATTTCTTTGAATATGTTTAGATGTGGATTTAGCCATGAAGCTAGTCTCTTTGTAATTATATCCATTATTTTTAAGACTGGTTTTTCTTACCTTAGTCTTATTGTATAACTTTTCTCTTTTATACAGTAATATGTTTTTAAAAATATTCATTATTATCTAATGGCTTTTCTATTTCCAGCTTGTACTCTAGTGTACATTGTTCTAGGTACAGGAGCAGCATCAAAATTTATACTTACTGCAGCTTCTGCATTAATTAATACATCGTCAACAATTTCATCACCATCTCTATCTTGCCAGCCACCTCTAAATACTGCAACTTCTTCCTTATCCATGATAATATCACCCCACCTGTCTAATCCTACAATATCTTCAGGTATTTCCGTGGTTTCGTCAACATCTATTATTTTAACATCTTCTAAACGTTTAAAGAATACGTATTTTTGTTTTCCGTTCTGAACATTTTCTAATGTAACAGGTTCTTGTGGAACCACTGAAACATTAATTGATTCATAGTAACCTAATCTTCTTGCAGTTTCTTCAGTTTCAGATATGAATCTAACATTTACTGCATCTATACCTTCTATTTCTTCTAGAATATAAACAATATCAGATTTAGGTAATTTATCTCTACGTGTTACGTTTAATAAATATTCACTAACTTTTTCTCTAACACTAGTGTAAATTTCTTGTCTAGTAAAACCTTCAAAATATCTAATATTAATATCGATGCTATATTTTCTAATTTTTGGTTTAACAAATACAACTTCAGTCGTTACCATTTGTTGACCGCTATCTTGCAATACCTTTTGAATTGCGTCATATTCTGTTTGATCTAAAAACATTTCTTCTTGTGCCATAGAAAAATAATCTTTATTTTTAGATAGTTTTTTCTTAACGTCTGGTACCGCGAAAATATAGATAACATTATCGTCGTCTAAATATTGATCATCTGTTGTGTTATATGCATCTATATAAGAGAACATATTATATCTTGATAAAAAGTATTCATAATTATCTGGAGTTGCTAATACAAATGATTTACTAGCAAGTGGAGTCATTACTTTAGTAAAATCAGTACTTTCAGCGTCTGATCCCATTTTTGGCGCAGATGTAATTGTTACGTCTAAAAATTCATTTAGATCATGTTCAGTTCCATTGGAATCTACACCAGATGCTTCCCATTTAATTGTAATATCTGGAGAATCGTCTACGTTTCCAGTAAGACCTTCGTGTTTAATATATTCTACTTCAATTGTAGTTCCAAGTGCGGGTATTGCACCAAATGAAGAATTACCAAAATAAACATCTATTCCTCCTCCGATTCCAGTTTTAAGTAAATATCCCTTTTCGTCTGATAATAAATCATAAAGAGATTCATGTTTGGTCCATTTTTCACCGTTAACAGAAATACTGACGTTAGAATGATCAGTTATTCCACCTGTTTTAACGTTAAATGATTGTAATTTTTCACCAGTACCTGTTACAGTTTGCTTTTCAAATTTACCTTGAATGAATGCAGTTTTAATTGGAAATTTATTATCCTTTTCTAATCTAAATCTATCTTTAGAATTTAAACAACTGTATTTAAGTCCATTTAAATCTACCTTAAATTCTGCACGAGGATCTATATTAACTCCAGTACCAGCTATCTTACTAAGATCTGCTCCAGGTTTCCATCTAAATTCAAGTTCACCAACTGCTGCAAACCCTCTAGTTGCATCATGACCTGTCAATCTAGATAAACCATAAATAGATTCAGGCTGTTGCGCAGTGTATATGTTTTGTTCTACAGTGGCATCTTCTATATAGAACATAATAAGTTCAGTGATTTCAGTTAACACTTTAATCATCTGTGAAAAAGGAGAAGCCTCCGTAAACAAAGTCTTAGATCTACTATAAACCCTAGTAATATACGTCCTAGCATCTTCTCTTATTTGAGTTGCATTTACTCTGAGTGCTTTTAAAAATTTTAATTCTGCCATTATTATGGTTTACTTTATTTCTTATCTTATATTAAGTTGAACAAGCCATTTACTATCTATTGTAATATCTATATATGCAATATCTCTTACAGTTCCCTTTAAAAAGCGTACTTCAGTAGATACGTGATATTTAGTTGCAAGTGGACAATATTGATTTATTTGTTCATTTATTCTTGTTTGTAATTCAAATTCATTAACGTTAAATGAATATATCAAATCTTCTAAGCTACATCCAAAATTAGATTCACCTAACACTTCTCTCTTATTTGTAAATAAAATAGTTTCAATTTGTTGAATCAATTCTTCTATTTCACCATTAGTTTGAACTTGAGATGCCTCGTAATTTGGGTCGCCTATGTACTTGATATAAAAATCCATCTTATTATTTATCTAAATTTTTTATGAGTGCATCATCCAATCAACACCTTCGTCATTATTTATTTCTTCTATTATCTCTGAAAGCTCATCGTCTCCCATAGATTTAATAGCATCGTAATCAAAATCTACGTTACCTGGTAAAGCAAATTTAAAGATAGCTAACTTAGACCCTAATGATTGTTTTACTTTAGCACTAACATATCTAAAAAAAATTTCATCGCTGTAAAGGGCACAATCGGGTATAGTCTCATAGACTTCCAATATAACATCGCCCTTAGGTGTATCACCCATGATTTTTAAATCACCAGTCAATTGAGAATAACTAAAAGATATTGGATTATCTAGAATTTGTCTAGACATATCTGCCATGGAAGCATTTAAAACATAGTATTGTAATTCTTCTGCAGCTTCAGCCATTCCACTACCTTCGTACATGCCTCTAAATAACATTTTCTCTACTGCGAAATCACCCCCACTTTGAAATCTAACATCTAATCCATTACCAGTTCCGTTCCAACCAGATTGAAGATCATATAATCCATACACTGAATATACTTTTCCACTACCATCCGCAGCTGCATCTGGTAAAGTCAACGTTCTAGTAGATTTAAAATATGAAGTGTCAAAAATACTTCTAGGTATATGATAATAATTCTCTTTTACAGAATATTCATACTTTTTGTAAAACCATTTTTTAGCTCTTTTTATTATATTGCGAATTTCTTTCTTAGGTAAATTAATAGGAACCATACAAGCACCTGTCATTTCATCTCCTAATTCATCTAGAAACAAGTTTTCGCAGTTTTCATCGAATTCTCTGGACTTATTTAAATTACCAGAATTTCCACTTCTAATTTCACTCATTTTAAATTTTTATTTTTTTACTTACTACTATTTCAGTGTCTTCAAATCTAGCGTCATTGCTTTTAAAACCTTCTCTAAAAATACCACCGATCATTTTACCTTTAAACATTGTATCTCTTCCTGCAACATAACAATTAGTTAATGTTACGCTACCGTGCGTAAAACATGATTCTACCTTAGAATCTTTTGCCTGTGTACCTTGATACAATGAACACTGATATAATTGTGCTCCTTCTAGTTCGCAGTTGTATATTATACAATTTTCTAAATTTCCATTTATTTTACAAGAAATTAATTCTAAATCTTCTAATAAATATGCAGTTTTAAATACACCATCTTTAACCTGCAGTGAAGAAGTATCGCTGTCATAATTAATAATTCCAGCCTCCATTGTGCCATCAGATATTAATTTCAATATTTTAGATTTAATTCTAGGCCATTGTAATCTAATTATTTGAGAAGATTCTTGTAAATCTACTAAAATATTTATTTTTGGCCAATTCTTATTTAAATTCTTATAGTCCTTTAACATATCTATTAAAGGTTTATTTTTATTAAGAATTTTTTTAAGTTCTAATTTATTTTGAGTTGAAAACCTAGGATCGTTACATGATTTCCAAATTTGAGATATAAATCTTTCTGCTAGGTATAAGATATCATCTTGTCTTTTTTCATAATCTTTACCACCGATATATCTAAATTCTAAATAATTCTTTTCTTTTTTAGAAAAATTGATACCATAGTATTTAGTATCTGCAAATTTAAAATTATTAGCACTGGTATGTGATTCATCATAAAAATATGATTCTTCTCTTGGCATGATCCATTTTATAGATTTAGCATATGTTGAATCTTTTCTTCCCGGAAAAAATCTATATACTTGATCTTCGTCAAACTCTAAAATAAATTTAAGTACATTCATTTTAGAAACCATAAGTTTATCTTGTAAAAACTTAGGATCAAACGATAGATTTACGTGAATTGATGCTCTGTCTGTAGTGTAGCCGTTTTCTCTAATCCACTTTAAGACTTTAATAATAATAATTCTAGCATTTCTATATGGCGTAGCGCCAGTAACTAATTCTACTAGACCTTTTCCACCTGACATGTCAGGTTCTAATTTAAATTCATCAACAGTTGGTTGAAAATCAGAGTGAGCTTTATCTTCCACTCTGATTTTCTTTCCAAGTAATTGACTTAATGATTTTTGTGTTTCTTCGATAGAAAGATCAGAATAAAATTCAAACTCTAGGCCTATTAAGGAAGCGTTTAATATTTGTGTTCTATCGGATTTTACATTTAGTTTTTGCATCTTAGAGTATGATATTACTTTGAATATATATCACACTCAATTTGCAATAGTTATTCAGGCATTTTAAGAAACACCTTCATGCTCTCTACATCGATTCTATTAATTTGAACAGTGATCTTATCTCCGTTATTAAATAATGACATTGTTTCTCCTCCAATTTCACTAATGTGTAGTAAACCTGTAACACCATCTTCAATATTAATGAACAAACCATAATCTTTTTTAGATTTTACGACAGCCTCAACGACTGATGGTATTTGATATCTTGTAGTAATATCAGCCCATGGGTTTACTTCAGTATTTGTTTTTTGTGTTAATGTTATTTTTGTATCACTAACAATATCTTTAACTTTAAAAGAAATTTCATAACCTGGTTTAATTTCACGAGCTTTAAATAAAGCAGATGTATTAGAATCTAAATCATTAGTGTGAATCATACCAGTTAAACATTGATCAAATTCGACAAATATTCCGTACTTAGCAGTACCTGTTACTTTCCCTGTTTTTTCTACTGACATGTCTTCTTTAAGATCGCGAATTGCGTTAGGTATTAAAGCTTGTAGATATTTCCTATGAGAAACTACTAACGTACCTCTATCTGGTGAAAAACTTACAGGAACAACATACATCTCTGTGCCTATAATTGAACTAAAATCAGATAGTTTATTAATGCCCGCTAGAGAACCTGGCATAAAACAATCTATTCCTTGAACGTTAACTATATAACCTCCATTTTCTATCATATTCTTAACAACTCCTACCCATGCAGTATTCCCTGATTCCACACCATCTCTAAGGTCCATAAACACCTTGTGTTTAACACCGCCGTTAATGGTTCCAGTAATAAGATTTCCACTATCGTCTTGTGTAATTAACACCGCTGTTTCTTCTCCTGGTTTTAATGCTTGTACTTCAACAGGTTCTTTATCGTATTTGACATAAACTAATTGTCTATATCCAACATCTACTGTAATGTAGTCTGAAGAAACTCCATATATTACACCATCTAAAATTTGTCCGTTATTAACATCAGGTATGAATTTATTAGTAGATTCAATTTCATACATTTTATCATAAAGCTCTTGAGCATAAGGCTCTCGAGAATAAACTTTATCTCCTTTTTTAGTCTTAACGTGTGGGTTTGGTTTTCTATTTCTGGTTATACATGTGCTTTCATATGCCTCCCACATAAAATCACCATTCTCATCTAACCAATTGTCTTGAGTAGACTCTTCCTTTACTTCTTGAATTGTTTCCTTCTCTGCTGTTTTTTCTTTTAAATCGACCACAGTATCACCGATTCTTTTGCGCTTGTTTTTATCAATCATTTTTTTTATATTAAAAGTGTAACATATTATATATCCTTCTACTTTTTAGAACACGACAGGTACGAAACCGACCATTGGTACTGGACCTGCTGGTGTTGGAATTCCACCTAAATACAATAATTTAAATTCTAATAGATGTAATGCATAACACGCAGCGACTGCCGTTGATACTGCAACTGCTGGTGGTTGAGTAGCTGGCAATACACTAAATGTTTTACCTGTATTCCACGCCTTTCTTAAATTGTTACCCAATCTTTTAGCACTTCCATAATATATTGGAATATAAATTCCAGTTAACGGTGGCGGTATCAGTGCTGGCGGAGCAGAAGTAGTAGGAGCAAATGGTTTAACTATACATGCATACCAATACGCAATTGTTATTGCTCCCATTTCTAAATAAGGATCTCCTTCTGCGAACGAAAATGGTAAATCTGCATCTGGTTCATTCTCATCACATAAATCTGCAGCTTCTTTTTCTTTTAATGCTTGCCACATTTGAAATTTAAAAATAGTACCTCCTGACTTTGGATCAATTTTTAAAAGTGCTGCTTGTGGGTTTTGAGAATTTCCAGCTTGTCGTAATTTGTTTTCAGGTACTTTTCTCCATTTTTGTTCCCACTCATTTTGCTCAAATTTATTTTTAACCCAGTTTGTACTTTTAATAAACTTAGGTGCATTGTATACTATTCCATCTGCGTTTGCACTAAATGATCCAGTTCTTATTCCTGGGTACCATGTAAACGTAGCAATCACGTTAGACGTTAATATTTTAGGTTTATCGCTTGGATATTCAGGTGGATCATGTTCAAAATCATACGCCACTTGAATTTTCCATTCGTTTAACGGACATTCTAATTCTGAAGGTAATACTATTTCATTGGTTGCTTCTTTTTTAATTCGCTGTCTTAATGCATTTGAATTAAAAAAAGACCAATTATCTTCTTCATCTGCTGGATGAGCTAAATTAATAGCGTCTACACATAGTTTACTTACATTATCTGCTAAATTTTGCCAATTGTAACCAGCAGATTCGACATCTGATCTTACCCTGTTATTGATGTTAGGATACGGCAAACCTGACCAACCTCCGCCAAATCCACTACTGTTTCTATAATTTTCAGCACCTAAACAAGATATCCAAATATAGAATTCCCATCTAACATTTCCACTTGTAATTTTTTGAAATTGTTGTAATAGCCTAGACGCAAAAAGCTTTTCTAATTCTTCTTGTGTTTCTTCTCCACTTATACATGGAAATTGAAAGAATTTAAATTTATATAAATCCCAATAAGAATCTGTTTTCTTTTCATGAATAAATGCCTCAAACTTTTTATTTTGTTTATTTTGTTCTTCTATTGGATCTGGTTCTTCTATTGGATCAGGACAAAAATCAGCATATGCTGGGTGTGATTCTTTACCCATCTTAATGATGTTTCCATCTTTATCTTTAGTATCTTGAAAATCTATATCGTGATGTCTGTAAAGCCTTTCGAAAGCTTCGCCGTAACCTTTGATTAATATTTGTTCTGCTGCTGGATTGTTAGTATGTATTGCTCCTACATGTGTCATTGCAGCAGACTTAACAGCAGCTATGTATTCTTTGGCAACCATTTCTCCAAAGTCTCTTCTTCCACTTGGTGTCACAAGCGGCACATATACTGGTATTTGAAAGTTTGGATTTTTTGAGTCGATGTCTTCTCGCGGAGGCATACTACCAGGGTTTGTAAAACCTTGGCTTGTGATTTCGCTACTTACATTAGCAATAAATTGTGGCCATAATGCAGGCATAATTATTTATTTCTTTGTTGATAATTAATATGAGTACTTTTTAGTTTGCCCACTACGACTGGTGTAGGTGGCATTGGAGCTCCGGAAGGACCAACTCCCGTTGGGTGAATATGCCCATTGTAATCGTCCAGCCACATTTGTAACCAATCTTGTAAAGATTGGCCTCTCACTGCAGGTTGACTTTCATCTTGTCCAGGTTCACCACTATTTGATATAAAAATATCACCACAGTCTAAGAACATCTTTGCATCTGTACTTATCTTGATAAATCCTTCTTCATCTATTTGCATCATTGGTCTTTCTTTCATACCTGAACCCCTTGTGATAACTAAGCCATCTTCAGGAGAATGATAAATTCTTAAATTTCTTTCAGCATCATAAACTAAACTAATAACATCATGAGGTGCATCAGAAGATTCCAATATGTCTGTTTTTAAATCATCATTTTGATCAACTTGAAACCAATATTCTGGGTGATAAATATTTCCATTGTCAAATCTAACTGCAACTATATCACCAACTCTCGGGACTGAATGTGCGCCAACTTGATCTCTATTCATAGGAGTCGCCCATGGAATAGCATCATCCGGTAATTTATCAAATTTACCAAACACTTTAACTCTAACTCTACCCTGTAAAAGAGGATCTTCATTAACTACGACTTCTCCTAACCAATGTGTTTCTCTAATATTATCATTTATTAATTCATTATTCATGGACGTTACTGTTTAAATTACCGTCAGGTGTTGAATCTACGCCAGGTTCATATACACGTTCTGTGATTCCAGTTGGCGCTTGTTCCGGAACTTCTTCATATACAGTAGGGGGTGTTATTTTTTGATTACTTTCACCTAGAACACCAGTGTTTGTAATATCGTATACTGTTTCTGGTTTAATACTATCGTTATTTGCACTGTTTATTCCACCTTGAGCTTGTGTGAATAATTGTCCAGCTAAATTCGCTATAGCGTTTACACTTCCAGCCGTAATTGCATCTTGAATACTACTCAGTGCATTGACACCGTGTACATTACCTAAAAGCAATGAACCTAAAACATTATCAACTGCACCGTCGACTAGATTACCTATTGGACCACCTAAAGTTTGTCCATATACGTTTCCTATTTCACTATTATTTTGAAAACTACCTATAATATTATTAACTCTATTTGAAACTGCATCTATTGCTCCTTCTGCAAATCCTACAGCGGCATCAGCAATATCTCCAAGTGGATCGAACGCTTTGTCTGGATAAAGACCGTCTTTGGGTATTGCATTACCCAAAGGAGTATCATCTATTTCTTGGCGTATACTTTGACCGTAATGCGCATGTAATTCTTCTGCGTGTTTCCAAAAAAAGCTAATTTTAGGTTTAATTAATTCTGGATTTTTACTTAAATCTGCAAAAACTTCATTAGTAGAATCTATATCAAATTCACAGTGACTCAGTTTAGTAGATATTATAGGTTTAGCAGTCAATGAGAATTGTTTAGCCAAATCTCCATCAAATTCACTGGCATGTGGGCCTTTTGGTTTTTTATCAGCAGATGATTTTTTAAAAGTAAAACTACTGGATTCCTTTGCACCTCTCATAGCCTTATCGTTCCAATTAAGATCCCTTGCTTTTGTATCTTGTTGAAATGTTCTAACTTCTGTTACAAAAACAATAACTTCAAACATTCTTAAGTTATGAGGTAAAACCTCTATCCATCTATTAAAATCATAGGCTGCTTTTTTATATAGTCCCATTAAAGCAGTAGCGGTTAATTCTACATTTTCTTCTAAACAGTTAATTGTTATTTTAGGTTTTTCAGCGCCCCTCCATGGATCCTCCATTTTATTATACTGCTTAGTTAATTCCAACCCTGAAATAGAATTCCAAAACCAAGGAAGTTCAGTGTTAACTTTTTTCAATATCTTTTGAAAATTAGCTAAATGTTCATGATGTCTTGTACCTGCTTCTTTATCTACAAAGTTTTTTAAATAATAACCTGCCGAGCCTGGTTTATCAATAGGCGCCAACAATGGAGAATGATGTGCATCATTAAAATTAAATAAGAAAAAGAAACTCAGGCGCGTGGGATCCTCGCTAATCTTTCTTAAAGTAGCGCCTTTTCTAAATTCTCTAGTAGTTTTAAAATCTGCCATAAATTATATATTCATATTTTATTGTTGCGTGTTAGTAAGTTATATTAAATCTAGATTAATTTCAGCCTTAGTAGCATTGAACCATTTACCTTCTGCTTTAAATCTAACATTAACTATATACAAATCTTCGTCATACACTGTTGGCGGCGACTCAAATTTCCATGTACCGTCTTTTTTAGGTGTTATGTTTGGATATGAATACTCTCCATAATCTCCTTCCATTACACCTTCAAATTCTATTTCAGCCGCTTCAAATCCTTCGAAATCTCTATTCTGTGTCCATGTTCCTGTACACTCAAAATATTTATTTTCTGAAATAGCTAAAATATTAGTATCATCCTGCATGAAAGTAGATCCATCTCCATTTATGTTTATAGTTATTTCTAATTCTTCTGGCTCTGGAGTTGGCGTTGGAGTTGGTGTTGGTTCTGGCTCTGGAGTTGGTGTTGGTTCTGGCGGTGGTTCAGGAGCCGGATCATTTTCTACTACAGTTTCACCAGATTCTGGCTCAAATTCACCACCTTCGGGTGGATTTACGAGTGCATCCATTCTAGTTGGCCATTCCCTCCTTAAAAGTGTCATGACCTGTTTTGTGTTATTAGATTCAGCATCAAACTCATAAATTATATTCTCTATAATATAATAACCTGATAAAAAAGAGTCAACTGCCTGTTGAGGTAAACCTTCGCTATCTAGATCTCCACTAGTTAAATCAAAAGGAGTATCAGTTAAACCAGCTTCTTCTGCTTTTACTTTTTGTTGTAAAGCTTGCATTATCTTTTTCTTATCATAGTGATATAATAAAACTGGAATCTTTTGAAACTTATAGAAAGAAGGGTTAAATGAATTTAAAGTCACCTTTAATTTCATTTTTTCTATCTCTAGTTTGTTTTGTATATTGTGTAATTTAGAGAACGAAGCATTTGAATGTGTGTTTCCTAAACCGTCTTCTCCTGCATTCTGCCTACCTAAATATTTAAATTTTACTTCATCTTCATACCTAGTCTCATTTCTATTACCTTTCATAGGCTCTTCAGAATCTCTTAAGTTTTCCGAAGATAGTGCTTCTATTGTAAATTCTTGTTTTCTTTCGGCTCCGTCGGAATTATTATCATATATCATGACAGTTCTTTTATATCCAGAAGACAAACTCACAGACATAGAATTATTAATAATTTCTTGTTTTTCTACAAACAAATTCATTCCCTGTAAATTAACATGATTAGTTAATAGTAACGGAACTTTTGCGTTATCGCCTTCTGGGTGTTCTGTATTAGTATCTGTAGATATTGAAGATGCAAAAGAAGCTAAAGAATCTGCCCATTCAGAAATCGGAGGGCTGGGGGAATTAAATATTTTATTAATATCAATATAATTAAAATAGTAGTATTGGTCTACAAAGTATTTTTGAAAGGAATCTTCACTTATATAGCTATCGCTTACTATTGTTTTAATGAAGTCAGAATATGTCGTATATGGCATAATTCTAGGCTGAGCATCGTCAGTCGCATCTATGTTTGTTGCCAAACCCAATTCTAATTCTCTAGCCAATAGTTCTATATGATTCAACGAAGTATCTGAATCTAAATTTTTACAATCTTCAGACATCCACTTTGGAATTTTAGACATTCCTACCAAATTTAATACACTTTTTCCACCAGAGTCAGAAGATGTTACAGAAATAATATCAAAATCCATGTGAACAGATTTAAATGTCTCTTGGTTTTTTGAATTAATTAAAATAGTAAAGTAATCTCCATCCCTGGGGTATTCAGTAACTGCGAATTTAGCGTTTGTGTCATATACTGAAATTGTACAACTTGGTAAAATACCACTTAAATCTAATTTAAAAGAAACAACATCTGCTGGCCTAAATTGATAATTATTTACCAAGATAAAAGGTACCATAGTTCCAAAAGATTTGGATTGTTTTGGTGCATCTCCGCCCTCTTCTTTAACAGAATCGATTTCTATTTTAGTAGGCATAATTGCCGGTTCTACTACCGCTAATATGTTATTTTCTAATTCAGCCATTGTTTATTATTTAGAACAAGGTCCTTCGGTTGTTAAATCGTCTAAATTATCTGTGCCTTTAGGTGCAGTTCCATCTCCTTGTTTACCTCCAACACCGTCGGCTTTATCTGATTTTGTCTTATCAGCTTCAGTTTTACCACGTTTGTCATTATTGTTGTTCAATGCATCCTCTAATTCTTTATCTGAAAGATCATCACTTGTATTTACCTCTGCAAAACTATCGTCTACTGGAACGTTTTCTGTTCTATTTCCATATTTATTAGGATCATCACTGATTTCTTTTAAAATAGAATCTACAACTGCATCAGTTTGAACTTGTGCACCGAATCTAATCATACCACCATCATATTCAAAGTTTTTCTTCCCTACTGGAATAACGTTTGGAGGTAATAAATTTTCTTTATTGTATTTCTTTTTTAATGCGTCTAATCTTCTAGAATCTTTTTTAGATAATCTTTTAGTGTCTATAAATTGATTTTTAATAGGATTGTCTTCATAGTTAACTGGGCGATCTAGTGTATAATATTTTATACTTTGTATTGGAATCAATATAGTTTCGCCTGGCATAATAGAAAAAGGATCAGAAATTCCATTAAATTTTAAAATTATGTCAAGATAAGATTCATCATTATAGCATTCTAACGCTATAAGATCTGGTCTTACTATTTCGTCCTCTTTAACTACGTGTGATTTATAGTAGATTTTTCTTGCACCTTCTAAATCAAAAAACATCATAGTCGGTTGCGTCATTATTAATTTTGACGTATCGTTGTTTTTATTTGATAAACTTTTAAAATCCATTAGCCTGCGTTCATATCTGATAATTTTTGTGCGAAACCTGCTGTGAAGTTTCTTCTATCTTTATTACCATAAGCTGATACGTCGTAAATAGCATCGATATCTACTGCGTTCTCAACATCTGGTTGTAAATACATTCTGCCTCTACCTGCGTTAAACATAGATTCAATTTCACCTTTATCTCTAGGTCTACCGGGTTTTAGCGTAATTTCAACTTTCATTTTACTAGGAAATCCTTCATAGCCTAAAGGTCCTTCGAAAGTTACGTTACTATCTTCTAAGCATAAATTACCACATACCATTATTGGATTCATTGGATTACCTATAGTCACGTGCCATTGACCCGTTGGATCACCTGATAAAAATGCAGCTATAATAGATCCACCTTGTGGCCCGCCTAATTTTTTCATTAATCCTCCACCGACTATGTTTTCTAAAATTGAAGAATCACCCATTATTTTGTTAATTCCCTCACCTTTAGCTACATTACCTGCGGTTGCTTTTAATTGATCTAAGAAATTTCCACCCATACTCATTAGTGTATCTGCAATAGATCCAAAATATCCAGCGTAATCTCCACTCTTTAATTTATTAATATCACCAAACGGCTTACCTGTCTTTCCATTACCACTATATCTAGCAGCTCCTCCCCAAAACGGTGCAGTATTATATGTAAGTGCAAGAATATTTGATAGCGTGTCCATGAACGCCACTTTAGGAGATGTGTTATTGTATGAAGTTAAGTCATAATGAAATGTTAATTTAAAATCCTGACTGAACTCTAAACCAGCTTCTCTGGCGAAAACTCGTTTTATTATATTTAAAGGCCCAAATACAGCATTTGGATATGTTGCCGACATTGGATCATATGCACCTCTTTTTCTTTTATCAGCAGCTGCATATGAACTATATCCATTTAAACCTGACTCTACTGCAGATGCCAAAGGATTACTATCAATAGCATCTCCTAATTCACCTCTATTTCCATCTCCACTACTAGCTTCTTGAATTTTCGATTCGTTATCTTTCCATGGTAATTTAGTGCTAAATTTCAATATCTCTTTTACATCATTACCTAGTGCAGGTGACATCCAAGTAATAGCTCTTGCCAAGTCAGGTTGACTGACATCTACCATTTCACCTTTTGTACCTTGTTGTTTAGGGTACATGATATCATCTCCGATTGGATATGCAAATCTTCTAAGAGTAATTAAATAGTCATTAGATATTTGACCATAATGTTCACATTGTAAAAAATCACTTTCGCTATATGAGAAACATGGTCCTCCAGTTTCCTGAGAATATGTAATGATATTTCTAGCAGTTGGATTTAATATTTTTTGTTCTAGTCCAGCGAAAACAGCTCTATTATATTTAGGTGTTAAATCTCTTGTATCTGGATTAGAAACACCTGCAATGTTAGAATATTTAAATAAAGCCCATTTATTAACTTTACTTCTAGGAGCAGGTCCTGCATTTATTTCTTCACCTGGATCTTCGGTCGTTTGCTTGCCTTCTGTTCCACTAACTGACTTAAATGCTGTATACGTTCTAGTTTCTACACCAGCATTTCCGTACATACTGTCTGAAGAACCGCTTGATTCTCCTTGTGTGTTTGTATGGCCATGTGATTGTGCGTTTATATCTGCATTTTCTGGAGGTTTAGGAGGAAATCCTAAAATAGGTAAACCCCTAAACGTACCTGAGTTCGCATTAAATTCTGTTGTAGTAAGTTCACCGAGCTCATCTTTAACAGTAATCTCTTTAGTAGCTTCTACTGGAGGAGTTGCATTTGGATTCGCATGTGTGAAATCTGAAACTAATTGAAATGCCATGTAATGTTAATTTGTTTTTTATATATATCATCGTAAATATATTACGTTAATATATTAGACCCATTCAACATCATCCATTTCGTCGGTTTCAGGTCTATATAGAAGATTTTCAGCCCATTTATCGCTATCATCGTATCTATTTCCTAAGAATTTTTCTAGAGATTTTATATATTCACCTTTTGTGTGCCAATAATACCTACCACCCTTATAGTTACTCCGATTAGCCAGTTCAAATAGTTCTTTTAACTTAAGTTCTATATGAAATGTCTGTATTTTGCTAAACAGATCTAACTGTTCAGCTCGGGTGCGTACACAGAAAACAGAATCTACCAATATTAAATATTGTTTCCATTTATCTCCATTAAATATTAAATTTTCTACATCTTCTATAGTAGAATAGTTGCCTCTTTTTAAATTTATCTTGGTATCTTTACCTTCAAAATTCTTAATAAATCTTCCTCCAAACATATTCTTTTTTAAGAAATATATGTCATCATAGAATTTTTTAATTCTAATTTGGTATTGTGGATTTATATCATGAAATTTAACATCATAGATAGTAGCCCGAACAGGAAATAAAATATCGGGCTTATGTGTTGTAGAAATAAGGGCATGTATTTGATCACCCTTAGAAAAAAGAGGGTGTTTAATCATTGTCTATAAATCTAACATTATCAAACTTGCTTAATACACCTTTTTTTGGGTAATCACAGCGATTAATAATAATTAGATCTAAATCACATTTTGTGTTTGCAAGTTCATTTACAAAATCTCTAAAATTAACAATAGTTTCAGAGTTTAAATTCTTAAACATATAAAGAATTTTAATTTCGGCAGTTTCTATGTCTTCTTCTTCAATAGAAGAAAGAACCTTTTGAATCATCTTACGAATATAAAGTGTCACGATAGTTCCTGACGGCTCAGAGTTAAATGGGTCGCTTTTAACCAGTCGATTAAAAACGTCAAAATAAGAAATGGTCAAATCATAATTATCTTTCTTTGATAATTTATCAAACTCAGTTCTTGTCTTACACCACACTCCTTCTACTTTTAAATTCATCTTTCTAATTGGGAAGATAATCTTTTTATTTCAGCTTCGTAGAAAGATATCTTATTTTTTATTTCTTGTTTGGTTGGTTCATAGCTAGCACCCCACTGTGAGTTGATCACTAACTGATCTTTATCAAGGGCTGTACCAGAATCTATTCCAAGATCTAGTATTAAATCTTTTACAAATTTAACTTGATTTTTTCTTTTATTGGCGCCTTCAAATTCATAAACAGTTCTAGATGTAAATTCTTCTCCACCCCCGTTTACATTATCATCAAGTAAAAACTTAATTAGGCCATTATCTGCTGGTTCTAGTGTTATGCTTATCACTATTTTATATTTATTTGGTTCTAGAAGCTCGCAATGCGTTTGCTTCCTTTCTTAAAGACTTAGCCTTCTTTTTGTCTTCTCTGTATGTTTCTTTATCTTTAACAGTTGTTAAAGCCCATGCTTCTTCAAGCAATTCTATTTCTTTAGCATCCCATCCTTGGCTTGCCCATTCTAATTTTGCTTTTTCTAAAATAGCTTCTAGTCTACTTGCGTTTTCTTTTTCTATTCTATCAACATTATTTTGGTGCATTTGTTTACCAGTTGCTAAATTATTTGCACGAAAATTAATTCTAGTTTCATGCATATATGGTAATTTACTTAGGTATTTTAAAACACCTTGTTGCTTTAACATCGCTCTTCTTTGCCTGCGATTAGGAATTGGTTGTGTCGTCTGTTCTGCCATTGTTGTAATAATTAATAATGAATGATTCTATTTGTTCTTTTAATTGCTCTCTTAAGTTATCTATCTGACTTTCTACGAGCTCTCCGATTTGAGAATTTAATTCTTTTTTGGTAGTGTCCATTTGATCTTTTAACAAGTCATAAACTTCTTTCGATGGAATATTTACACTTACCGGCATATCTGCTTTGTTTTTAGTGCTCATTTTTCTAAGCATTTCTAACATCACATTAATAGGCTCTTGCTCTGACTCGTTTTTTCTAGGTCGTATAGGTTTAGGTCGTGGACGAGCTGGACTAGCGTCTACTATTTCGCTATCATCTTGTTCTAAATTTTCACTAACTAAAAAATTAATACCTCCAAAATCTTTAGCTATGCTATTTGCTTGATTTTCATCTTTAGCATTCATTAACATTTCAGAAACCAAAGATGTATTACATCTAGTTCCGTCCGTGAACTCCAACCATTTACTGTCTTTTTGTTCCTTAGATACTTCTACGATTTGTCCTATCCTTTCGGTTTTAGTCCAAACATAAAATATTTTTTTATCTGAATTTTCTTTACTCATTTTTTCTTGTTTTTTACTAAACAGTTTTCTAGTCGCTAGAAGAATCTGTTCTACTAACATTATACTCATGTTTTACAAATTGTTTAAGAAACTCATGGGATTCTGAAGGACCCATTACAGCATCAGATTTCATAAATCTGTTATACCAATATTTTCCAAATTCTAGATTGCCTTTTTCTTTAAGACTTTCTTTTAAATATTCTACATCTGGTAGCATTAATTTGTTAAATCCCATGTTTTTTTATTTTAATTAATAGTTTTTACTCTTTCCATGAAAGAAGGTGGAAAGAATCCCTTCTTATTTATCAGACTTCTAAAGCACGCATCCAATACATATGTTACTGCCCAATCATCTTCAGATCTTACTGATCTTCCAACACCTTGCATAATACTAATTCCAGTTTTCCAATCATACCATTCATTAGAAGTTTGCATTTTAGCTTTAATTAATGGATTACCTAAATGTGGATATGGTACTTTAAAGAAAATTTGAAATCTACTCACGTCGTCTTTTAAATCTAATCCCTCTAATAAAGAAGGGCCCATTAAAATAGCGTCGTCTTTCTTTTTAAATAATTCTAACATATCTCCTTTTTCTTTAGAACCCTCATAGTCCATTAATCTAAATGTATGTTTAGAATTTCTTTTTATATAATTCATAAAATCATAAGATCCACAGTGTATAATTCCACGTTGGCCTTTATGTTTATTGATGATCTGATCTAATATTTTTATCACTTTAGGTAAACTAGTCTCTCTTTCTCTAAAAGAAAGTTTATGTCTGTTTACAAAAACTACAGGTGATTTATCATAGTTGAAATTATTATCAAGTCTAATAAATTTAGCATTAGTTATGCCCATTATTTTTACAAATGCCCTAGGATCTCCAATGGTTGCACTCATAAAAACTTTAAAATCTGCACGATCATGTAAGTATCTCTTAATCATTGAGCTTTCTTCTACACACATGAATTTACTTTCAGTTTCTCCCTGATCTAATACCATTTTATCAATGCCTACTTTAGTTATTAATTCTAAATAATCATCAAACTTACAATGCATGTCTTTTATTAAATCAAAGGTAGCAAATGATTTTTGCCAATCTTTTGGAACAGTAGATTTACCATATCTGGTTTTAACATATTTGTTAGCACCCTTGCGCAATCTATTTAATCCCTTAAGAATACGATCAAACTCCTCTATCGCACTATATACTTCTGATTTGTTTCCTGTCATTAGTTCATTTACCAATGAGTTTACTCGGCCTTTAGTAAAACTAGTACTTAATAAACCATGTTTAGATAGAAATCTAGAAAGAGTCATTAGTTTGTCTGTAATATTAACATCTATTCTAGGGCTAAAATGATTCTGTACTATTTCGTCCATTTTATGTGCCTCGTCGAAGAAAACAAAATTTCTTTGTTTAAATGGAACCTCGCGTTCTTCTATTTTCATTTTCTCTTCTACATAATTTCTTTGAATTAACCAGAAAGAGTAATTTAGTAATGAAATGGGTTGACCAATAGCTCTTGATCTATTTTGTAAATATTCACAAGAATTATAGCAAGGTAATTCTTTAGCAGCTTCATAGCCCATTCCTTTTAATTTACAATCTCCTAATGAAAACGGTAAGCCGTTAACAGAACACTCATAATTATCAACACCTTTGATTGAAGGCCATCGTAGGCCATATTTGAAAAAGTCAGATTCATATTGATCCTGGAGACTCAGGTCACTAGTTACCATATACCCTTTGTTTCCTAATTCTTTTAAAACATGTGCTGACCACATAGCAATTAAAGACTTACCTGCTCCAGTGGGAGCATCGACCACGATAGTAGAAGTTGGATCCTCTATGTATGTGTTACATATAGTTTCAATTATATTTCTTTGATTTTTTCTAAATTTAAAATCTTTTCCAAAAACATTAGCGCCTAGCGCATGATCAATAATTTCACTTACTCTGCGTTCCAACATATTACTTCTTTTACTTCGATACCTGCCTTTTCTAATAATTCTACTCCAGCCATGTCTCTATAACTTTCTGAATAAAATACTCTTGCAATACCTGATTGGATAATTAATTTTGCGCAGTCAAAGCAAGGTGACATTGTTACGTACATATCTGCGCTTTCAGATGAAAGAGTAGAACGACTAATTTTTGCCAATGCGTTTGATTCTGCATGTAAGACTTCTCGTTTAGTTACTTCTTTAGAACAGCAACCATCTTCACACTCATATCCTTTTTCTATTAAAATTTCTAGATGATCAGGGTTATCGACGTATCTGATTTGATCTTCTTCACAATCGTTATCAAATTTGTAAGGTGTTCCATTATATCCGGTGGATATAATTTGTGTATCTTTTACAATAATGCAACCCACTCGCTTACGTTTAGCATAAGAAAGTTTAGCTATTTGATAAGCCATCTGCATGTATATTAAGTCTACGGGTATTCTAGGCATACTGTCTTTAAATAAAAAAGGTCCATGTATTATACATGAACCTTTTAAAAAGTTTAATCCGATGATACCTGAATTATTTTCCTGCTCCCCACGCCTCTTTCATTTCTTCTAGTTTCTTAGTATATGATTCTTTCATTTCATTAAGCATCGCTTCGTACATTTCTTGAGTTAAATCTTCATCTTTAACTTCACTGTAACTTTCTTCCATTGCAGTTGCAGCAAGTGTAGCGACTAATGCAGCGTTTTCTTTCATATAAGATTCTAATGTATGATCTGGATAATCATCACCTTCATAATCAACCGCTTCCTTGATTGCCATTTCATATGATTTAGATAAATGATCTGAACATGTTTCTAGAATTTCTTCTAATTTGTCATCGTCATCGTCATCGTCAGACTCTTCGTCTTCATCGTCTTCTTCAGACTCTTCATCAGAATCTTCGTCATCATCAGACTCTTCGTCAGACTCTTCGTCTTCTACGTCTTCTGTTTCTTCTACGAATTCTTCCGCGTTTTTCTCGTCCTCTACGCTTACGTCTTTTACTTTAAAGGTTTCTCCGTCTACTTCAAATTCATCTTCTCCGTCTGCGATTGCTTTTGCTCTTGCAGCTCCGAATGCATTTCCTTCAGACGCCTTATCAGCTCTCTTTAGATTTGATGAATATTCTTCGAATGATAATATTGTTTTTGCCATTTTAATTCATTTTTATTTGTAATATTAGATTATATATCTATCTTATTCTTCGTTAATTGCCTCAAAATTAAAGATCAAGTATGCGTGAGCATATCTTGAAGGTGGAGGAAATGCTAGTGCGTTTCCATATTTGATATATTGTTGCCTTACATCTATGTTAATAGAGCTGCTTGAAAAATCACTAAATATATCAGGTGTCCATTGTCCAGATTCATCATTAGTAAAAGTAGCACCAACTATTTCTAGTTGACCAGCATCTGTATTGTATGCATGATAATCGTAGTTTTCTGAATCAGGGTTCCATGCCATTACTGTAATACTAGTAGGGGGAGTTGATTGATTAGCGAAACTTACATTTATACTGTATACCGCAGATGATGTGTTTATACTTACACTATTAACAACAGCGCCTTCGCTTATATAATTAGCAACACCTGTCATAAATCTATTACCAGGACCATCAATTAAATGATTACTAGCATCATATTCTAATCTAAGTAAATATGAATTTTGCCCACTGCTTGAATCTCCAGGATCACCTTTAGGACCAGCTATCGATATTCCACTAGTTCCTGATGTACCAGGATTTCCGTCCTTACCATCACTGGAAATTCCTGTTTCACCCCTTGGGCCTGTTTCACCTTTTTCACCAGTTAGCGAGTTTAACCAATCTGTTTTATTTAACGGGTCACCTTCACCTTCATATTCATCTTGATATATGGTATGTGCACTTCCACCGTTTTCACCTTTTTCACCTTTTGCACCTTTATCACCTTTTTCACCTCTTCCATTAGTTCCACTTGTTCCTGAAGTACAACCTTCACAACCATCGTTGATATCCATAACAATACAACCATCGTCATTAACGGTAAATGTAATATCTTCAGAGTAAAAACCTCTCAATGTTAATATTTGATCAACATAAGATTCATATACATTTACAGAAGATCCTGTTTCTCCACCTGGATCTAATATCGTGTTTATGTCTTCTTCAAATTCTGCAGTGGTAAATGTAATTGCATCATTATCATTTACATCTTCAGTAGTTTGTTTGTCAAATATTCCATACCAGTTATATCCAGTCAATGCTTCCGAATCAGTTACATACTTGTTTTCTGCAGTTCCTGAGAAAAAATTACTAAAAATACTACTTTGATAATTAAGACCAAGCGCAGTTTGAAACTCAGCTTGATTTATTGGATCCTGTCCTGTAATAGCAGCATATCCGTGTAGCAACATTTGTGAATCTTCGCCTGGGACTGCTTCGGTTACGGGGTATAATATACCTCCAAAATAATCAAGGCCGTTATACATATTTACAAAGTTTGTATAATCTATTCCCCAGGAACTAGTCGGTTGGTTCAATAATGACGCCGTCATATTCGTGTCATGATACTCTACATTTGCTTCATTTACTAAATTTATAGTGAACATTCTAGTCGGTAGCACATAATTAATATTGTCCCAGTCTGTAGGAATTCCTGATGTTGTCCAGGTGTATGATACTGGACCATTAGGTGTGTTGTCTGTCCAACTTCCAGAAGTTATCCAACCAGCATCAGATTGTACATTTGAATTTGCAGTTGTTACTATGTTAGAAGTTCTCACACTAGGATCTGTGTCCATAAGTAAAGTTGGCTGTTTCAACCATTGTTCCCTCGTACCTGCACCACTAGGAACACAAATATAAAGACTACCAGTATATCCCGGGTGTGTATTTGTGTAATTAACATGCCATTCACTTAATGCTTGGTATACTAATGGTCTATTTTGATCAGCACCTTGGTTCTGGCTGTATGGACCAGAGGTGCTATCTAAGAATACATATACATCTGTCGCACCTGTTAATTCGCCGCCTTCACATAAAGCATTTACCGAGATTAATCCGTCTATTCCAGACGTTCCACTAGTTCCTGAAGTTCCACTTGATCCAGCAGATCCTTGTGATCCAGCTTCACCAGAAGTTCCACTTGTTCCTGAAGTTCCTGAAGTTCCGCTTGTTCCAGCAGATCCTTG